CTCATCCCAACCGATCAGCACGTCATTCAGGATATCAGCATCCTGCTCGGCTTCATTTTTGATGATTTCATCAATGCGAGCCTGGGGCAGCATTTTGAATTTAACCTTGATCTTTTGATCATTAAACGTACCGCCATCAACCGGCTCAGAGATAGTGACCGGCCAGGTATAACTTTTGTCTTTCTTTAAAATAAATGCCATGAGAATCCTTTGTTAGTGTGGAATGGTCAGTCAGATCAGGTTATTTACAGCAGATCCGTAACTCGTCGTTGCCTGAGATACCGTAAGGGATAAAGGCTATATTCATATCCAGCATGAGCACTCCGTTTGAATCCGAGTATTTAGGGGCTTCAAATTGCACCTTAGGCCCAGAAAACGCCACGATATTGCCCGCCACCTGCCCGTGTTTAACGCAGAACGTACCGACTGCTGAGGTTTTAACCGCTGTCCACCAGTCTTTCGGCAGGATAGTACCTTGGGTAGTCGTAATAAAACCGGCCTCAAGTGCCACGGCTCCAACCGGTTTTCTATCGGTAATCAATACCGACTCAGACCCGAGCGTTTGGCGATAAGCTACGGTATTGACGACATCAATCGTTAGTTTTTCAAGTACGGATTGGGTATAGCCCAGTAAGTTAATATCGGTGGTATTAGCCGTCGATACCGTGACCGGCGTTTGCCACAAGGACGTATCAGCCGCTGGAGATCCTTGAGCGACATCGGAGATAGTGCCTAACAGACCGGTAAACTTCCATTTCATCTTCGGTACCAGCTTTGGAGATAAGTCAAAACTCACCGTTCCGCGTGCACCGAGCAATACATGCCGCACTCCATCGACATTGAAATAGATCGATGCCGAGGTGCTGGCCACGTTGATACTAAAGTTACTATTCGGGGTATAGATGACATTCGCACCAATATTGGTAGTTGATGTTGCCGTAATCGCTGTTAACAGGCCTTTGCTTAAGGTCGCTGTTTTAGTCGCCCCGACATATTTAACGATTTCATACTGCTGGGACAGACCATCAAAGGCAATCGACATCCCGGTGTAAAAATCATCAATGGCACTGGCAGCTGCACTTAAGGTCACCGCTGTGGTACCCAACGCACCAATGGCCGTTGACGTGAGCGTGGTAATAGCCGCTGCCGTAATGGTTTCGGTAAAGTTACAGGCTTTAAGCAAGGTGGCCCACTTAGGCACTGTGCCAGCCGTACCACTGCCTGCTATTTCAGTTTCAAAATCCAGGGTAACAAAGTTTTCTACCCGAATGGACCCGTCGTTGGAAAAGTACGGCCGTACCAAGTCACGTTGTACGGCCGAACCTTCCAGCGGATTAATATTTAAAGCCGTACATAACACGGCATCGGTAGTCACCGGCACCGCATCCGTGCCATAGGTCGGTTCGAGCTTGATCAGGATAATTCGTTTCTTGTTACTTAAGGGCATTATGCCACCTCATTGGTCGGCTTGGCTTTTGCAGGTGCCGCGATCGTTTCAGCGCTGGTTTCTTTAAGCGCTTTAGCGGCGGCTTCGGCCTGTTCGGCTTCGTATTGTTCCAGGGGGATCCTGATACCGCGCACACCATCTACGATAAAAGTACCCGCCTGTCCGGTATATTCGTCTTGCATAATTAGGTTGCCCTTATAAATTGTTGAGTGATAAACGTGTCTTTCCAGATATGGTAGCCATTAGCAAAAGACACCAACCCACCGCCACCAAACTGCATCGGGTCAGATCCGGCCTCGGGTTGCCAGCCTAATAAAGCCGTTTTTAAACTGTTTTGCAGGTTAAAGCTGATATCATCGGCATCATTACCGTGTGCATCCTTGACATTTCTAACTACAATCACCAGACCGATACTGACAATGACCCGTTGACTAATGGCATTAACCAGCTCATTGGCTTCTGGCGCGTTCTTTTCCCGAAAGATATAACAGCCCGATTCCGATAACCGACCCTGTAAAATGGCCGTTAAACTGGAGGCTCCAGCGACTTCTTTAAACGCCGGTATTTGTGCCGCGATGCGAGCCTGTATTAAGGGCCGAACATTAACTTGCACCTGTACCGTCATTAATAGCCCTCTTTACCGAAGGTATCGGGTAAGCCGACGACATAATCCACACTGTCATAAACCGGCTGTTCAATTACGCCGGTGATGGTTGGCGCTAACGGAATCTTTTCAGCGGCGACATCTTTTAAATACTGCACGGCCGATTTATAGAGCGTTTCAACCTGCGGGATCATCTGATCGCCATACAGGTAATAGCGCACCATGTCACAGGCCAGATACACCAGATTAGCCGGTACGTCAGCCAAGGGTAGATACGCCATCAAATAACCATTGATTTCCGCATCGACCCGGGCGATGGCCTGATTAAGCACATTGGCATCAATAGCGCCGGTGTTATTGGTATCGGTCAACTGGATCAATTCCTGCTGACTATTCCGATACACCTTGATTAAATCCGCCTGGGTGCAGTAGCTCATGATTATTCAGCGGCCTTGGCCTTAGTTGCTTTCGGAGCAGGTTCGGGGGCCGGATCTTCAACTTCCAGCTCAATCGAGGCCGCTTCCAGTTCCACCGGCTTTTCGATTGCGCCCAGATCCAGTAAACACTGTAGATCCTTTTCGGTAATACCCAAGCCGTCAAAATCGGATTGAGATGCCAACGTAATGACAGTATCAGGATCATGCAGACCATCCGCTAATTTAACAGTTGATTTAACAATATAGTTAGCCATGATTTATGCCGATGCTGCTTTGAATAAATAACCCGAGGCAATGCCCGACAAGACTGGCACACGCTCGTAGTTAACCCCATACACCCACGACTTTGAGTTATTATCAAAATAAGGCTGTTCAACGGTTGGGTTACCGTCCATCGTGTAGGTATAGCCAAAGCTGGGTTCTTCTATGTTTTGAGAGCCTTGGGGCACATAAGCCAGCACCGCATCATTACCCCAGATATCGGTTGAGACGTTGGCATCACTAAAATAGATAGCACGCCCGACGATGACATTAGCGACATTAAATAAACCCGCTAGCATATTAGGGGTAATAGTGGTTGCATCCGGGGCCACGTTGGCGTTGTATTGCAAACGCGAAATGATGTTGGTATTGTTTTTAACGGCGTTAAACGCTTTTGCTGACAACACCAGGGTATTCGGATAAATACCGGTTAAACCCCTGATTTTTTCGCGGCCTACATCCACATCCGCCAACGGATTTGCCGTACTGACACCGGATGAAAAGTTAGACCATTGCGTTGCACCGGCCATCGTGACCGATGAAGACGTCGCTGCATAGTTTGTAGTACTGGTTGCCAAGGTGGCCTGATCAACCTCTAACTGGAGCTGTAACGATTTCATGGTGACCAGGGCGGCACGCGTCGCCAGATCAATACCGGGCACTGCAGCGGCATCACGCAGATATTCGCGTGGCACAATGGCTTCCAGCGAATCCTGCAGCAAAGCAAACGGTTTACCCAAGTAACCCATTTGAATCCGGCGGGTTGCCCCACCGGGCGCACGACGGGCATTAAAGAGCTTGAAGGCTTCCCGACCAAACTCAATAATCTGTCCACCTGAGGTAAATACCGGCACAGGCGGAAACAAAAAACGGCCGACCAGTTCGCTATTGGTATAGCCCTGGACGACATTGGTCAAGATCGGGTCTATAACCCGAACGCCTGCGGTAGATAAAGGCATAGGTTTTCCTTAATTAAGAAAGTAAGATTTCGATTAAATCGCCAGCCGCACCGGCGGCTTGCAATGCGGTACCGACAATAAACTGGGGCAGATCGCCACCGATAATAGTACCGGCTCCGTTCGCTGCCGAACTGGTAACGGCGGTTGCACCGGCGTTTATTTGTAACTGGGTAGCCGCAACCACCCGACCTACTGAGTCATACGTCACAGCAGTACCGATTGTTATGGCCGCACCGGCCTCGGCAATCGCCGTGCCTTTGGCAGTGACCAGACCGATTTCACCAATCACTGTCGTCGAGCGCTCGGCAACACCGATACTTTTGGCACCGGCAGCGGCAACGGTAGCGCCTGCATAAGTCACCCCACGATACTGGGTCAGTAACCCTGTAGTAGGAACGGATAACGATAATAAGGATTTAGCTTGTTGGGACATTAATTAACTCCAATGGCTTTAACAGCCGTAATATAGTCACAGGTATGTTGACGCTGATAATTTAACGCGGCGGTATGGGCTTTTAAGCGGTTGTTATCGACAGCAAAACCAACGGGGGCCGCAAAATTAACCACCTGATCCTGTTGAGTATCGCCGGCACCCAGCTCACTAAATTCAATTTGTTTAGGCAAGGCTGATAACAAGCCTTTAACCCCATCCAATAGCGGCTTGTTGATTTCGCCCTCTGCAAACTCAACCGGCTGGTCCTGACTGGCTAAAAAGTCTAACGCAGCTACCGACACGGCTATTTGAGTGGGTAATAACCGTCCTTCTTTTAAAAGGCTTTCTGCAAAGTGGGTATGCTCAATGTGCAAGGCGGCTGTGCGTTGTTCTTTTGCCGTTTTATTCGCGGCTAACTGGGCCGCTCTTAATGTGGCATTTTCTGTTTCAAGCGCAGCTAATCGCGCTCTTTCGGCTGTACTCATTGCAGCTCCTGCGAGTTCTTGATAATCGGTTTGAGTTAAACTGGAACTATCGATTGATGGATCGGTTTCATCCGGCTCTTCTTGAGCCATTTGCTCAAGTTGTGATACGGCATAACCGGGAATCGTGTTATCGGCATCGGCCAGACTGAATTTACTGATAAAAAACTCGCGTAAATTACGCCATAACGAGGCATTGATAATGTCGTCCATATCCGCAAAATTAATAACACCTATCTCGGCTTCATTAAATTCAACGGGCTTTAGGCCTTTGATCGCTGGGGGTTGAGCACCCAGAAAACCGACATGACGCAAATAATAAACACCCGGCACGGGATTGGCCGGTGAATCGGGTAGATAAAAACTGGCAGAGACTTTTTTAAAGCGGCCGGCATTCACCATTTCAGAAAAGGCGACATCGACCTGGTGTGGATCGGCCTGCAACCCTTCCGCGTAGGATAAGCCTTTCACCCAGCCATAAGCGGGTGCATCTGCCTTGGGATGACCGACGACAATCGGGGCCTCATGCAAGGCCGGATCATAGGCTTGTGCAGATGCTTTTAAATCGGCCTCGGTAAAATTCAGCGATAGCCCATTCATGGCCGTATGCTGCCCGGGGGTAAAAATATGGATCAGTTTTGACATTTCATACAAACTCCGACTGATTGATGACCGAATTACTTAAA